TATTCAATTTATTCATTTATAATATTTATTATTGGTAAATAATAAATTATTTTTACAAAAATCATTAAAGTAATAACAATTCCAAAAAAGAGTATCATGTCTCAAATAAACGGAGTATCGTTCTGTAATTTATAAATTATATATTATATTAACAATTTGAGAATTTTATCTTATTTATCAAAAGATTATGTATATAAATATAGTTGTTCAATGAAATTTAATTATATTATTTCATAAAATTTAATTATATTATTTTATAAAATTTAATTATATTATTTTTATAAAACATTTTTTATAGAAATTTTTATAATCTTTATTGGAATTTTTTTTCAACTCTCACACAAATTTTTTTATAAAAATATAAAAAAATAAATTATAAAAATAAAACGGGTTCAAAGGTATAATAAATAATAAATTTATTATTTATTATATTTCAATATGTTATATGGTTAGAAAAAATTAAAAAACTCAATCTTATTTAAAGTGTATTTATAATATAAATAGAAAAATATATGTTTATAAAAATGGAAAAATTTGAAATAAAATGCGATATGTGTTTTACTATAGTAAAACGTAAAACAGATTTAGCAAAACATAAAAAAAGTGAAACTTGTAAAAAAATAAATAATATAATAAAAATATTAAAAGAAGAAAAACAAGATGAAGTAAATAAATTACAAGATAAAATAAATAAACAGAAAAATGAATATGATTTAAAATTAAATTTATTAGAAGAAAAAAATAATATATTATTAAAAGAAAATAATGAACAAAATAAAAAAATATTAACATTAGAAATTAAATTAAAAGAAGTATCAGAAAAATCAAATGAATATAGAATAATAGTTGAAAAATCTACAATTAATAAATTTAATTTTAAAAATAAAGAAAATGATAATTTTCAAATTGATATAAATATCAACAATAAACAACTCAATAGGACTAAATACAAAGATGTTCCAGAAGATGTTATTAAAAAAGATATACAATCTCTTAAATTGAAAGATAATTATCAACTTGAACATAGAGAAACAGATGGATATATTAATATTACAAATCTCTGTAAAGCAGGTGGAAAAAAATTCAATCATTGGAATTCTATTGATAAAACAAAACGATTTTTAGATGTTTTAAGTTCGACGGCCGGAATCCCGGTAGTCACATTAATAAAGCAAGAACATGGTAAAAATGGAGAAAGACACACATGGTCACATCCACAAGTTGCTATTAATATTGCTCAATGGATTTCTCCTGAATTTGATGTTTTAGTATCTAAATGGGTATATGAAATTATGTTAACTGGAAAAGTTGATATTAAAGATAATAAAACAACTCAAGAATTGGATCAAATAAATAAAGAAAATAAATTATTAAAAAATAGGATTAAACTATTAGAAAGCAAAGTTTTACAAAAGCAACCTAGAGAAACTTTTGAAGATGGTAAAAATGTTATTTATATTATAACAACAGAATATAAAGAAGCACAAGGACATTATAAAATAGGAAAAGCAAAAGATTTAAAAGAGAGAATGTCAGTTTATAATACAAGTGATAAACACGAAGTTATTTATTACACAAGTTGTAAAACAAAAAAGAAAATGGATTTATTGGAACAAATAATACAAGATAGATTAGAAAGTAAAAGAATAGAACCAAATAAAGAATGGTTTTTATCAGAAGATGACGCAGAAGATTTTATAAAAATAGTTGAAGAATGTAAAAAAGTAATTGATTTTTAAAAATAATTTATTTTTTTGTAGAAATCTTTATAAATCTTTATTGGAATTTTTTTTCAACTCTCACACAAATGTTTTTATAAAAATAATACGTGTTCAAAGGTATAATAAATAATAAATTTATTATTTATTATATTTCAATATGTTATATGGTTAGAAAAAATTAAAAAACAGATATTTATCTGTTTCAAGGTAGACAATATACACATTTTATAATTCATAACCAAATTCTTTTTCTAATTGTAAATATTCATTGTATTCTAATTCGTTGTTATTTAATTTTAATTCGTTTCCATTTTTACTTTTTACATATGTTTTTTTTGCAACATGATCAACAAATGGTGAACCAAAGTTTAACTTTTGTATTATATCAGAAAATTGTTTATATGGATCAACACCAACACATCCATTTTCTTCATATTCAGTAACTAATTTATCCAAGAGATCTTTTCTTATTTGTCTTATATTAGTACCTTTTTTTAATTGTTCTCGTAATCTTTCCAATTCAGGATCACTGATCAATTCGCCGCTATTTTCATCTTTATAAGTAAAGTTTTTTCTATTTATATCAGTACAAAGTACTTTATCTTTACCAGATTTATCCTTTAATATATTATCAACAATATGATCATGAAAATCATTATCGTCATACATGACAGTATCACAGTTCACAATATGTTGTAATTGGTTAGTAAATTCACTTATTTTTAAAGGTTCAGAAGATATATAATTAAGATAATTATTATGATTGTATGTTTTTTTAATAGTTGTTTTAGTTGCAGCTTTCTCAATTATATTTTTATAATCTTCTGATAATTTGTTTGATATTTCTATATCCTTTTCCAATTGATATATTTTATTCTCATATAATATCATTTTATTATTTAATGATACTATTTCTGCATTATATTTTTTTATAACATTTTGTACTTTTATACAAAAATCACTTTTCTGATGTCTTGACAGATTTTGTCTTGATATTTTTGTATCACAATAATTGCATGTTATATTATCCATTATATATTTATATCTGTATATACCTTTAAATATATATCTCCGTGAAGGAAGAGTAATACTCCGTGAAGGAAGAGGCCTCTTCATTGAAGGAAGAACCTAAAAATATATTTTAACCTGCAATTAAACTGTATTTTTTGTAGAAATATAAGATGTGTATATTAAAGTAAAATTAAGGGAGAAATAACTAATAAATAATTTACGATCTAGACCGAAACATTTGTGAGAGAGAAGACAAAAAATCTAAACAGGGATTTCCAAAATTCCCAAAAATTTTATAACATAATTATTTATTTTGTAATAATTCTTTACAAAATAAAATTACAAAATAAAATTACAAAATAAAATTACAAAATAAAATTACAAAATAAAATTACAAAATAAAATCATAGAATTAAAAAATAAAAATCAAATAAAACTTTCTATAATTTTAAAAATATTATAATCAGCAATATTAGAATTGAGAAATATAATACCAATAGTATTATTATTTTTGTTTGATAAATCTATCAAACAATTCATACAATCTATTTTATATTGTATATTAGTTTGAATAATTGTTTTATATTTATAAGTTTTTATAACACCCAAATTCATTTTATATAGGTCCATATCATAAACTCCAATTTGAAAATACCTGAATAAAAGTCCATGCATGATACCAATCATTGGTTGTGTCATAACTATGTAATTTCTGTTATCTTTTAATAATCTGAACATTTTATTCATATTCAATTTGTGCATGATATTATGATTGTATTTATGCAATACAGTATATGTTTCGCATATTTCATATTGAATATATTTATCATAATGATTAAATAAATACAATAAGTGATTTATTTTAATTATATCGTCTATGTTTTTCTTTATATGATTGTCACAAAAATATTCTCTTATTATGAACGTTGATGTATCGATACATTTATTTTTACATGTTCTCCCATATTTATCAATGTAACAACAATCGTTATTATAACTTGTGTTCAATAAACGATGGTATAGTTTGCTAATATCAAGATTATGTAATATTGGATTGGCTCTTGTTAATGACATTTAATGTTATTCTATATTATTCTATGTTTATAATATATTTCTAGTTGTTAATTCTATTATCATTTTTTATATAATGATTTAAAATATTTTATTTAATGTAATTAATATTTAAAATAAAACACTATTTTTTAAAAGAATGGATAATAGAGAAGTACTTGTAAAATTACAATATAATACAAAATATGGTGTACAATTACAATCCTCTCGAGTATTACGCAATTATAATTTATATAAATATTTAGTCTTAAAACATATACCTGAACAAGTATATATTGATTATTCTAATGAAGATTGTGAAATGGTGAATTTAAAAGAATTATTGGGCATTGCAACAGTTTGCAATGATAAAACACAAATTGAATCGTTCAGTAATCTAAAACAATTATTGTCACAAAATACCAATATGCAATATGATCTATTTACATTGATAGATAATGCATACAATGATGTATTAGGTCATAAAGTAGAAAGTGATTTATCATTTGATAAATACACATATTTTTTCAAACAATTTGTGGAATTATCTAAATCTTTAATGTGTAAATATGCACAATATGCAGGAACCGATGATTTTCCAAAAGATATGAACCAATTATATCAAAAAGAATTGGGAAATGATCGTTATAATCAACTATTAGAATGGATACAAGAACCTATTGTTAATGATATTAATATCAATTTAGTATTAAACTATATCATTCACAATTCTGGGTTGAATATTCCTCCAATTGTTAAACCTGTATTACCCACTGTACCATTACATAAAGAAGCAATAAATAGATGTGATTTTGTGAACGATAAAAGTGAATTATTTAAAGTAAAGGAAAAAGTAATTATAACCAAAAATCAAAGTGGATTTTATACTTTTAAAGATTTGATATTTAATTTACAAACTTCTCTTGTTATTGGTAAATGGAATACAAATACCATGTCAATGGATAAATTATCATCAGAAGATATTGAACTGTGTAAATATTATAATTTAAAACATGATGAAACTAGAATACAAATAGCTGTAATTGAAACTACTTCTGTATCTAATACAGTTGTACAATCAGAAAATAATATAAGTACAAATGATATAAAAACAATATTAAATATGCAAGAAAAGACAGAAACAAATGAACCGGAAATAATTAATACTGTTTGTACTATTCTCGAACATTCTTCTGTTGATGAAACAAATGAAGTAAATAATGTTGAATTAAATGATAACAATGATAAAGTAAATATTACTGAAGAAATACAACAACCACAACAAGAAACTATAAATCCCTATTCGTCAGTTATACCTATATGTAATGATAAAGTATCTCGAGGAAGAAAAAAAACAAATGTACCTATAAATAATTTACAAATAACTACAGCACCTTTAACGGTTACCAATTTAACAAACTTGAAAACAAAAGTACAAACTGTACGTAAAACAGCAAAATAAATAAACTTCAATAATTATTTATATATTATTATAGATTATTTTATATTTCATATCAACAAATATAAAATAGTATTTAAAAAAACCAGTAATATAAATAATATAATATAAATAATACAGTAATTTAAATAGGAAATGTTTGGCAAAGTAGTAACATTAGATAAAAAAGAGTATATTGTATCGTTTGACGAATATAAACAAATACCACACAATGAATATAACAATTTGAATATTATTGATAAATTAGGAAAACATGAAAGGTTAGTATCATTGATAAATGAAATATCAAATATTTTTAAACCTGATAGTAATAAATCAGCTGTGTGTCTGGGTTTAACACATGGTGGATATATACCTATAAATATATCAGAAAAATACAATAATGTACATATATATAATAATGACAAAAATAAAATAAAATATATACATAACAACATTGATAATTTCAGTATATATTATCGTAATGTGTATAATATAATTAAAATCAATAAAGAATTGAATAACAAACAAGATAATTTAGTTATTTATTGTAAAGACACAGATGATACTTCTGCAGACGAAATGGACGAAATATACAATAAGATAAATACATTATTAAAATATGATCCAATTATGGTATTACCATCTATATATTATGAAAAATACATATTCAATGATGTCACATGTTATAATTTATCAAAAAGCAATTATTGTGTATTGGTACCTTATATATTCTCCAAATCATTTAGAAAACATTTTTATTATTATATCAAAGATGATCTATTGAAAGATGAGACCAATGTTTTTAACGAAATATTGGATTATGATAATTTAATACATTTAACAATGATAGTTAAGAATGCTGGAGAAAAATTTGAAGAAGTCTTGACAAAAAATCTACCAATAATCGATAGATGGACAATATTAGATACAGGCAGTACTGATAACACAATTGATATTATCAAGAAAGTATTAGTAGGTAAAAAGAAAGGAGAATTATATCAAGAACCATTTATAGATTTTGGAGCTTCAAGAAATAGATGTCTTGAATTAGCAGGAAATGATTGTAAATACAAATTAATGTTAGATGATACCTATGTTATAGAAGGGGGATTGAGAGATTTTCTAGAAGTAACAAGAGGTGATCAATTCGCCGATTCGTTTAGTCTGTATATAACAAGTGATGATGTGCAGTATTGTTCTAACCGTATAACAAAAACAACTAGCAATTTAAAATATATTTATAAAATTCATGAAGTAATACAAATGGAAAATAATGTCAATGTGTGTGTTCCAATAGAAAAGTCAAGAATATTTGATGTTAGAGCAGATTATATGGAAAAGAGAACAATGGATAGAAAAGATTATGATTTAAAATTATTATTTGAAATGGTTGAAGAATTACCAAATGATCCACGACATCTTTATTATATAGGTCAAACCTACAATCTTTTGAAGAAACACGAATTAGCTTTTGAATTTTTTATGAAAAGAGTTGAACATCCAATTGAAGGCAATATTCAAGAAAAATTAGATGCATGTTTTGAGGCAGCACGTTTAGCTAATTTCTTTTTAAATCGTCCTTGGGAAGAATGTGAAAAAATATATTGGAGAGTATTTGAAATGGATAAAACAAGACCAGAAGCAATGTATTTTATTGGTATCCATCATTATTTAGAAAATAATAAATACGAAGCTTATAAATTTATGAAAAGTGCATTTGAGATAGGATATCCAGTACATTGCCAATATTCTCTTAAACCAACATTATCTTTTCATTTTGTACCAAAATTTCTTAGTGAATTATCATACCTATATAATGATTATGAAACTGGTGAAAAATGTTGCAAATTATTTTTAGAAAATAAAGTAATGGGTGATGATTACTATGATATTATGAAATCATGGTACGATATCTTTGTCATTTTAAATAAATACAATGCCAGAAATATGTTACAACCTCCAAAAAGGCCAGTTAAACCCTTTTTTTGTTTTCTTGCGGATGGTGGTTTTAATAAATGGAGTGGCAGTACTATATTAAAACAAGGTGTTGGTGGATCTGAAACATATATTATTGAATTGGCTAGATATATACAAAAGAGTGGAAAATATAATGTAGTTGTCTTTTGCAATTGTGAAAATAATGAAGTATTTGAAGGTGTTGAATATAAGCATATATTAGAATATTTTGATTTTGTAAGAGAAATTTCTGTTGAACATTGTATTATAAGTCGTTATTCAGAATATTTACCATTTACTCTTAAAAGTCATGTAAAGAATGCATATTTTGTTGCACATGATTTAACACCTACAGGTTTAGTATTTCCATTAGAAGAAAAGTTAAAGAAAGTATTTTGTTTGAGTGAATGGCATGTAGAACATTTTATAAGTATAATTCCCCAATTAAAACATATAACAGAACCATTTTATTATGGTATAGATAAGGAATTATTTGATAATCACAATACACGAAAACAACCATATAAATTTATTTATTCATCTTTTCCTCATAGAGGTTTACTTGCACTTTTACAAATGTGGCCACGTATTATAAAGAAATATTCATCTGCTTCTTTGTATATTCACTGTGATATTGAAAATGAATGGGTGAATGAAAACGCTACAGATCATATGAAATTATTAAAAGAAGTATTTTATAATATGATAAAAGAAAGCAGATACAATATATATTATATGGGTTGGACATCAAAAGAAAAATTAGCACAATCTTGGAAATCAGCAGATGTATGGTTATATCCTTGTATTTTTCGTGAAACTTTTTGTTTAACCGCATTAGAAGCAGCAATTAGTAAAACATTAGTTGTGACAAATGATCTTGCAGCATTAAAAAATACTGTTGCTGATAGAGGTTTAGTAATTCCAATGGAAGGTCAATTAATAAGTGAACGATGGTACAATGAATGTTTGGAAAAAATGTTTGATGTTTTAGACAATAGAGAAAAACATGAATGTTATGTAAATAAAAACTATGAATGGGCGAAAAATATGACTTGGGAAAATAGAGCAAATGATTTAATTAAATTATTAGATAAAAATAGTGAAAATGATGAAAATAATAATATAACAATAAAATCAAAAACTAACATTAAATATAACAAATACAATAAAGATGATAACAATTGGAACATTCTTAAAATAGGTGCACATACAGGTAGTGATGATAATTCATTTATCCCACAAGACTATATGAAAATAATATTAGTTGAACCAGTAAAAGAATTTTATGATGAATTAAAATATACATATTCTCAAAAATATCCTAAATATACAATTGAATATGTCAATAAAGCTATAAGCAATAGTAATGGTTACACAACTATATATTGTCCAACAAATAATAATAATATAAAATGGATAAAACAATGTTCTTCAATTTCAAAAGAACATATATTAAATCATGGATATAATGATAAAATAAATGAATGTAAAGTTAATAAAATAACATTAAATAAACTTGTAAAAATGTACAATATAAATAAACTAGATTATTTGATAGTAGACACAGAAGGACATGATTATAAAATATTAATGAATTATGATTTTGAATTATTAAAACCAAGATATATACAATTTGAATATGCACATATGGATGGTTATAATACTTGGACAAAAAATTATAAAAAATTATGTAGTTATTTAGAAGAAAATGGATATAAGCATATTATTACTGGACAAATGGATTGTTTATATGAATTAATAACTGAAGAATACAATGAATATTGTTTAAATAAAGATAAAATTAAACAAGTAACTGAAAATATAAAAGAAGATCACGGAACACAAAAATATATAGATAATACTTTAAAATATATGGGTATGTATAATTGGACAAATGATTTACCTGAAGGAAGTAGAGATATTTTTATAGAACAATTAAATGAATTTAATAAAAATAATAATAAACAAAATAAACAAATATTAGAAATTGGTACTTATTCTGGTGTGTCTTTAATTAAAATTATGGAAAATATTCCTAATTCATATGGAACTGTTATAGATAGTTGGATAGACTATAAAGAATTTAAGAATTGCAAATCTACATTAACTGAAAATATAAAGCAAAATAATATTGAAAGTTATTTTTATCAAAATATTAAAAATAAAAATATTCAAGATAGAGTTAAAGTTTTTAAAGGAAATTCTGTTGATAAACTATTAGAATTGATTAAATTACAATCACTTAATCAAATTGAAAAATTTGATATAATTTATGTTGATGGAAGTCATAGATTGTTAGATTGTTTTGTAGATTTAATATTATCATGGCAATTATTAGAAAAAAACGGAATGATGATCATTGATGATTATCTTTATAACAAAGATAATATTTTAGAAAGTCCATATGAAGCAGTAAACCAATTTTTAGATAAATATAAAAATAAATATACTTTATTACATAAAAGTTACAGAGTGTTTCTTATTAAACATTAAACTTATTTAACTTTAACTTATTTTATAATTTTAAAAATTATAAAATAAAAAAACAAAAAAATAAAAAAAAATAATTCTAATTTAAATCCATTTATAAGGTCCTTGTCCTTTAACTTGTACTTCATCTTTATGAACTTCAACCTGTATATCAAAACGTTTACCAAAGACTAACCAATGAACTTTACAAGAATTATTTGAATAAACTTTAAATTTACCATCTTTAACTTTAGAAGAAACAACTTGAGTAAATTCAAAATCTTCATTTTCAAATTCAATAACAGGATTAACATGAACGGTAAATTCTTTAGCAAGTTTTACAACATATTCGGGAAGAGTTACAGTAGAAACATATTTATCAGATTTTCTATCAAATTTTAATGTAGTTTCACCACGATAATAGACACCAGCTTCAGGACCTTCTAAACAAGCATGAATAAGATGATGATTTTCTTTTGTAGGATGATCAATAACAAATGTTTTGGAACCATATGATATTTCACCTGATGCCGTAGCATATTCTAATAAAAAATTAGCAGTTGCATTTCTAACAGGTTTAACATAAAATCTACTACTACCAGCAGTGTTTAAAGCACCTCCAGCAGCATTTAAAACTATTGTGTTAGTATGTTGACCATTAGGTGCAGCACCATTACCAATAGCAATGCAATAGTCACCTTGTGTTTCTGAACCAGCACTATAACCAATTGCAACAGAATATGCACCTTGAGTATTTTGACCACTAAAATTACCAATTGCGACAGATTGATTTCCTTGGTAACTAACACCTGCGCTATTACCAATTGCAATTGAATTTATTCCTTGATTTGTATAACCAGCATTATAACCCATTGCTATAGAATATTCTCCTTGGTTTGTATTACCTGCTTGATATCCAATTGCAATTGAATTTGTTTTTTGTGTGTAATATCCTGCTTGATATCCAATTGCAATTGAATTTGTTCCTTGTAATGTTTGTCCTGCAAAATAACCAATAGCAACTGCATTTTGACCTTGAGTAATTTGACCGGCTTGTGAACCAATAGCAACTGAAAATTGTCCTTGGTTACTGGCTCCAGCTTCACTTCCAATAGAAATTGCATATTGTCCTTGATTTGTGTTTCCAGAAAAATTTCCAATAGCAACTGAATTTTGTCCTTGATTGTTAAATGCTGCTCTTCCAATAGCAACTGAATTTTGTCCTTGACTTTGATATCCAGCTTGTGGGCCAATAGCAGTACCAAATGCTTGTTGATTATATTGACCGGCTTGTGCTCCAAATGCACATCCATAAAACCCTTGTTGATTTAAACCTGAATTAACTCCAATAGCAGTTGCTGCCGAACTTTGACTAATTTGACCAGATAAGTAACCAATAGCAACTGATTGTTGACCTTGAGTTCCATTACCAGCTATAAAACCAATAGCAACAGAACCAAGACCTTGGTTGACCCCACCAGCTAATTGACCAATAGCAATTGATAATTGATCTTGACTATATTGACCAGCATTATATCCAATTGAAATTGCATTAGTTCCTTGATTGCTAGAACCTGCAGCTAAACCAATAGCAATAGCACCAGACCATTGTGCAGTTCCTCCAGCATCTCTTCCTAATGCAACTGCACTATCTCCTTGGTAATATTGTCCAGCACTTCTACCAATAGCCAAAGCTCTTTGATTTTGACTTACTTGACCAGCTTGGAATCCAATTGCAATAGAATTAAAATTTTGATTACTTTGTCCTGCTTGTATACCAATAGCAATTGAATTAGAAGCAACAGAAAGAGAACTAGAACCTGATTGATATCCTATAGCAATATTATATGTTCCTTGATTTGTTTGACCAGCTTGATACCCAATAGAAATTGCACCTGTTCCTTGATTTGCTCCACCTGCATTTACACCTATAGCAATAGCTCCTTGATTTTGTTGTGTTTGACCTGCGCTATCGCCAATAGCAATACAACCAGTAGATTGTGTTCCTTGTCCAGCTCTAGTTCCAATTGCAATACTATTTGTTCCTTGATTACTTTGACC